TGGACGTCTCACGATCCAGCCCACCAATCATCTACTTTTCGACGAGAAGAGTTTCACCAAGCCATCCGGCTGGCCGTTACTGCAACGACAAAATCAAACCTACCACTGCGAATGAAAACACCAGAGACAGATGCTATTGCAGTTGAAAATATCTACGGGGTCGCTTCCGAAGTGGATGTCGAGTTTGCTCGCCGCTTGGAGCGAGAGCGCGACGCGGCGAGGGCGGAACTCCACGACCTCAAGCAGGAACTTGAAATTGTCACCGCTCGCCTTCACGGGAAAAAGCATCCTATCGACAACGGAATCCCAGAACGGCGCGAAATCTACATTTGGAAAAACGGAAAATATGAACTGGACCCATGACCAACTCGAAAAGCTCGGCTACAAACCCAACCCAGATGGCTCATACTCTCACTCTACAACTTCCGGGATACACAACACCAAGCCTCAACCGGCTACTCGGCCAGCACTGGACACTCCTCCAAAAGGAGAAAAAACGCGCCCGCCTCGCACTTCTCTCGTCATTACGAGGCATGCCGTGCGGCTCCTCGATGCCGACAATTATGCAGGCGGTTGCAAGCCTCTCATCGATCAACTCCGCTACGCTCACCTCATCGAAGACGACGACCCGGAAACCATCGAAATTACGTTCCGCCAAGCCAAGTGCAAAACGAAAGCGCAAGAAATGACAACCATTGAAATACGCGAAGCTGTGGGGATTGTAAAAGGGGGAACAACATTCTTGTCAAGACTCGTTTTGACTGATACCGAACGAACATGAAGATCAACCCCAAACAAGAAGCGTTCTGCCAAGCCTATGCGAGCGGTCTCTCAATAACTCAAGCCTATATCCGTGCCGGTTACTCCGAAAATGGAGCAGGACAGAGCGGTGAGAAATTACTGAAAAATGCTGACATCACTAAGAGAGTGGAAGAACTCCGCTCCAAGGTGGAATCCAAGATGAGCTACAAGCGAGAGACTTACCTTGAAACGCTGCGCGACCGATTCATGGAAATGCCGCCGGAATCGGCAACCTGCGCGAAGTACGGCGAGATGCTGGCGAAGGCGATGGGATGGAACGAACCAGAGAAGCTCGACATCGTCGGAGCTTTGGAAATAAATTTAACCATCGGTGGCCAAAATTAACATCGCCATTGTCCCGCGACCGCAACTCGCGAGCTACCTCCACCGCACGCAACGCTGGGCCGTCATGGTCCTGCATCGCCGCGCCGGGAAGAGCTTCGTGTGCATCCAAGACCTCATCGTCAAGGCGCTACAGCATAAGCGCAGCGGGCCACCGCTCCGATATGCCTATGTGGCTCCGACCCGTGAGCAGGCGAAGGACATCGCGTGGAAATACCTCGTCCAGTTCACTTCGCAGATACCTGGTGTGGTCATTAACAAGGCCGATCTCGCGATCACCTTCCACAACCAAGCTACGATTCGCCTCTACTCTGGCGAAGCTTTCGAGCGCATGCGCGGAATTTATTTGGATGGCGTGGTTATGGACGAAGCAGCCGACCTTGACCCAGCGGCATGGGATTCTGTCATTCGACCTACGCTCACCGATTACAATGGATGGGCGACATGGGTCGGCACACCGAAGGGCAGGAATCTCTTTTGGAAGCAATGGAACAGGGCGTGCGCGGACAGCGAATGGTTTTCGCTTATGCAACGGGCCAGCGAGTCGGGGATCATTCCTGCCGCCGAACTCGATGACATCCGCAAGGGGACCACGGAGAATGCCTATCAGCAAGAGTACGAATGCAGTTTCAATGTGGGACGTCCGGGTGCGATCTATGTGCGAAGTCTTGAAAAGGCCCGCGCTGAGAAGCGGGTGACCAATGATGTTTTGTGGTTCAAAGAATTGCCGGTCTACACCTCATGGGATGTGGGCGCTCCACTCAACCAGAAGGTGTGGGTCTGGCAGATGGTCGGTGACCGCATCAATTACATCGAGGCGCTCTCTGGCAGTGATGAGTGCGCTACGCCCGCAGACTGGGCTGCACGGCTCAAGGATCGCCAGTACGGGTACGGCGGTCACTTTATCCCGCATGACGCCGCAGCGGAAGTCGGAGGACTCTGGCAGGAGGCGCTCGGTCGCAGCGGGTTGACCGGAGTGGTCCCTGTGCCGAGGCAGAACAGCGTGTGGGATGGCATCAACTTAGCCAACGATGCGTTCCCTCGCATCTCGATCAATGAGTCTGGATGTGCCGATGGGCTAGAGGCGCTCGATGCCTATCACGCCAAGGAGGAGCGCGATGGCGTAACCATCAAGGACGTGCCGGTGCATGACTGGTCATCGCACTACTCCGATGCGTTCAGCCTCTCGCACCAAGCTATCAAGCGTGGGATGGTGCTCGACCGATCCGCGATACCCCGGAAGGCCGAGCGGGGCGAAGCATCCAGAGTGGTGGCAGGATTCCGAGGGGGTGGATTTGGAAAGGTCCGGAGGTGATTCCCCTCTAATTTGTAACTTATCTGAGGGGATACAATGAATCGCCAAATCGAACTCCAAATCCTAGACCTCTACCGGCGCTACCCGCAGTCGCGATCCTTTGCCGAGGAGGTCGAACTCACCGCATGGAATGGAGTTGTCATCAACACCGAGGACTTCTTCATGCTCGCCCGCCCGGTGGACATTCACGACCCGCAGGAACGGTGGCGAGATGCCGCACACACATACCACAGGTTGTGTCAGAACTGCTGGCTGATCACAATATATTGTGGTATCAGTCAAAATAATCCTTGCCATTTCGCTCCTTACACCCTTCCGTTAGTCGCATGGAGTCGTCGGAATCGACCTCTCCGAATCTACGAAACCTCGAAAATAAAACCACGATGCGACTCATTGACCACCAACTCAACCCCATCCTCTCTCCCGTCCTAGCTTGGTTCGGAGGTGGAGGTTCAAAGGGTCCAAGCAGTTCAGAAAAAGCCGCAGCCGCAGCGCAAACGGCCGCTGCCGAGAAACGCGCAGAGGAGCAGGCCGCGATGATGAAGGAGCAGATGCGTGTGCAGGCCGAGCAGGCAACAGAGCAGAAGCGCCAGCAGGAACTCGCCATGGCCAACATGGAGGCCAATAAAGCCGCCCCCGGCGCTCGCGTGGATCAGAACGCCCCCGATGACCAACTGCCCGCCGCGCAGCGCCGGAAAGGCATGCGCCGAAGCATCATTGCCGGGGAGAGCAACCAGATGGGTTATGATTCCAGCAAGCAGTCCACTCTCGGTTAGTTTTGACTGATACCCGATGAACGGCAACAATCCCGAACTCGCAGACAGGGTCATTCAGCGGCACGCTGAGTTGGTCCATGCGCGTGCGACTTGGGAGTCACTCTGGGAGGACATCGCCAAGTATGTGATGCCTCGCAAGGCGGGCATGTTCACGCAAAACACATCGCCCACCACGGAAGATGAGTCGCAACTCTTCGACGCGACTGCGGTGAGAGCGAACATGATTCTGGCCAATGGTCAACTGAGTTGGATGACGCCACTCGAAAGCCGGTGGTTCTCGCTTGAACCTCCGAAGTCGATGGAGTCCGAAGACGAGGTCGAGCAATGGTTCAAGCGTTGCACCGAGGTCATGCAGGCCGAACTGAGCCGATCCAATTTCTACACGGAAATCCACGAACTCTATCTGGACCGTGGATGCTTCGGGACCGCTGCGATTCTTGTCGAGGGAGGTAAGAACAACTCACTCAACTTCACCAAGCTCGACATGGGATCGTTTGCGATCTCTGAAGATGACGAGGGCTACGTCGATACACTCTCCCGCGAGTACGAGATCACGGCTCGGCAGGCCGCACTCAAGTTCGGCATCGAGGCGCTCACCGAGGCGATGCGGAAGGATTTAGAGAAGCCCAACTCCAACAAGAAATTTACCTGCATCCATCTCATATCTCCTCGCGGACCGGGCGAGATCGAGGATGGCAAGCGTGACGGGGCCAACAAGCCCTACGCTAGTGTCTATGTGGAGAAGGCGACCAAGCACGTTTTCCTCAAATCGGGATTTGATGAGCAACCGTTCTTTGTCACCCGCTACCTCAAGTGGAAAAACAGCGAGTGCTACGGCTATAGCCCAAGCTGGACGGCGCTTCCCGAATGCAAGCAACTCAATTTTTTAGAGAAGCAACTCGATTCTCTGGCAGAGATTCACGCCTTCCCGCGCATCCTCATCCCTGCTGGGTTCGATGGCGACATCGACCTGCGTGCGGGAGGCGTGACGTATTTCGATCCGAACAACCCGCAGGCCACCCCGAAGGAATGGGGAACAGGCGGGCGCTACGACATCGGCGTCGAGCGGGCTGAAGGAAAACGCAAGGCGATCAACGAAGCGTTCCATGTGGACCTCTTCCAAATGTTCGCTCAACTCCAAAAGCAGATGACCGCTCGCGAAGTCGCCGAGCGTGCGAGCGAAAAGCTCATCCAATTTTCTCCGACCTTTGCCCGTCTGACGACCGAGCTATTCAATCCGCTCCTTCGCCGGGTCTTCGCGATCCTTGCGCGTGCTGGCAAGTTCCCGCCTCCTCCAGAGGCTTTCCAGATGACCGGCATGGTCCCAGACCCAGAGGTCGCCTACAACTCGCGGATCGCGCTGGCGATCAAATCGCTGGAAAACGCCGCCTTCATTCGCACCAGCGAGATGCTTCTGCCCTTTGCCAATCTTCGCCCAGAGATGCTGGACAACTTTGATTTCGACGAGATCACCCGTGACATGGCCCGCAACGATGGCCTGCCAGCCCGCTGGCTCATGGATGAGGAAATGGTCGCTCAGACCCGCGCCCAACGAGCGCAGGCCGCACAGGCCCAAGCGCAGGCCGAGCAGATGGAGCGTCAAGCCGCAGTCATCGGCAAGGTCGGTGGCGTGAAGCAAGACTCGGCCATCGCTCAAATGCTCCCCGGTATGGCATGATGGCTCCCGAAGACAAATCTGCCGCCCTCAAGCGTGAGCGTGAGCGCCAGCGCCTCACCAATGCCTACCACCGTGTATTCAATACGAAGGATGGCGCACTCATTATCGCGGACATCAAGCAGCAATTCGCGACCGACTCGCAGGTCTTTCTCCCCGGCTACGATTTCAACCCTGTGGTCGCCGCCCTTCGCGATGGTCAGAGAGGCGTTCTCATCCACATCGAGACGATGCTTCGCCGCCCTGTGATTGCCGATGGCGACATCGAAACACCCAAACGCAAAGTCATCAAAAAATGAGCAAGAAAAACACCGACATCCCACCCCGCCCCGAAATGGACCCCATGCTCGGAGACAAGACCATCGAGCTTGTCGAATGGCTTCGCGACTACGCCCCAGAGGAATTCCAAAAGACCTACGCCGGTCGCGAGACCCATCTCGGCTACCACCCCGAAAAGTAGGGATGTTTTGACTGATACCTAATTTATGGAAGACACCACCGACACCTCCTCCGAGCAGAGTTTGCTCGACACAGGAGCCGCCACCAACGCCGAAGCGCCTAGCGCAACGGAGACAACAACCGCAACGCAACACACAGGCTACGTCAACCCGGACGGCACATTTGCCGATGGTTGGACGAATAACCTCCCGGAGGATTCTGCCGCCTACAAGGACACGCTCAGTAAATACAAGAGCGTTCCCGACATGGCCAAGGCGCTCGCAAATGCGAATGCGCTGATCGGAAAGAAGCTCGGTGTGCCGAATGAGAAATCCTCACCCGAAGAGGTCGCGGCATTTCGTCGTTCACTCGGAGTTCCCGATACGATTGACGAGTACAAGTTCGCTCCCGATGCGCTCCCAGAGGGCATGACGTGGGATGACAACAATGTCAAAAACTACGCTGAGATCGCCCACAAGCACAACATCCCACCCTCCGCGATGAAGGCGCTAGTGACCGAACACGCAAAGATGGAGCATTTCAAAATGCAGGGCATGCAGGCGCAGATTGAGAAGCAGCATGTCGATGCAGTGAACACCCTCAAGAAAGAGTGGGGAGGGGAGTTTGACAAGAACATCGGACTTGCAAAGCAGGCCGCGAAGATCGCGGGAGTCAATGCAAACTCACAGGGATTTGCGGACCCCGAAGTCGTGCGCGGCTTCGTACGAATGGCTCAAATGATGAGCGAGGACAAGGTCGGTCGCCACATCGCTGGCACGGAGTTTGCGACCGGTCGTCAACGCGCCCACGACATCATGAGCAATCCCGACAACACTTGGCACAAACGCTACATGGAGGGCGACCGCGAGGCCGCGACTCTGGTGACCGGACTGCTCAAGCAGGGATAACAATTTCGCGGGGTGGAGAAAAGGTATCTTGCAAGGCCCATACCCTTGAGTTCCGGGTTCGACTCCCGGCCCCGCAACATTTTTGAAAATATGTTTTGACTGATACTAAATCGGGCTGAAACGTAAATCCGTCAGAGCAGACACCTCCTTGTTGAGCCTGCTCCCTAATTACCCGCCGCCGCTGACCCCACACGGGACACTCGGAGAGCGAAGGGAGCAGAACAAATCCATCAGTTTCGACTGATACCAACCCAACTCAACTAAAGGAATAAAATGGCTAACCTAAACGGCGTTCTCACGAACATCCCCGATCACTACACAACCCAGTTCGACAGCAACTGGAAACACCTCGTTCAGCAAAAGAATTCTAAGCTGAAAGAATATGTCACGATTGATTCAATCGAAGGCAAAGAAAAGAGCTACAACCAAATCGACGCAACCTCGATGACGCAGATCACGGATCGCTCTGGCGATACCCGTATCAGCGACCAAACGATGGCCAAGCGTTGGATTCGCCCGCAGCAATACGACTGCGCGAAACTCGTTGACGAGTTCGATGAGCAACTCCTCGGTGAGGTGGTCCTTCCGACTAGCCCGATCATCCAATCGCATGCTCAAGCTTACGCTCGCACCTGCGACACGATCATCATCGGCGCTCTCGGCGGCACTGCCTTCACAGGCACGACCGGCAC